CCTATAGTAGAAGCTATGGAAGAAAAATTTGGATTACAGGATAAGATTAAAAACTTCATTGTAGTCAATACACTAACATATGGTGAGTACTATGCTTATGTAATTCCATATAGTAAAATCTTCTCAGACTTTATGAAGATGAAACAGAAGAAACGTGGAAGTGGTAGATTTACTGAAGCATTCAATAAACATAGAGAATTATTCAGTAAGAATAAAACTCCATATGAAGAAGTATATACAGAAAAGACTCTTAAGGAAATAGTCTATGAATCTGAAGTTGGATACTCTCAAGTCTATGATAAAGATTTAAATGTATTATTCGAGGAATCATTTAACCCAATGACTTCAGTGGAAGATATGAATGATAAGAAAGAAGTAGAAAGAGTTAAATCAACTAATGAAGGAATATTTACTGAGTACTTAGACAATATCATGGGTAATATTACTATATGTAATGATCCAGTTCCATTAGCATTTATTGAAGATGGTGTTGATGCTATGGATTTCTTCTCAGAGAAATTTATTGATGAAGATACATATAATGAGAAACCAGATATTACCATTAGTAATATTGGTAAAGATTCATTCTTTAATAAGGTGATGAAAGATAAAGCTAAAGAAGGTTTATATTCAGTACCTGGATTAAAGAGTTCTAAATCTCCTAATAGTACTAGTAGCAGTAGTACCAACTTTAAGAATGTTGAAGATTGCTTCTTAAAGATGATAGACACTAATAAGATAGTACCTATTAAGATTATGGATAAGGTATTAGGATATTACTACATAACATCTGATGATGTTAATTTGATTAATGGAAATATTACTAATCCTGTATCCAATTCTTCATCAGTTGATACTTTTGATACTAGAACTAATACATCATTAGTTGATGCTGTAGCTAAAAAGATTGTTAGAAGTTTCAATAAGGATTTCTTAAGACAGAATATCAAATTTAAGAATATCATTGCTGAAGCATTATCATTCTATAACTTAAATGAGAATAAGGTTAGATTTCAATTTATACCAGCAGAATTTATTGTACCATTTAAGATCAATGAAGATGAATATGGTTATGGTACATCAATGATTGAAGGATCATTATTCTATGCTAAATTATACTTAATGCATCTATTATTTAAGATGATGAGTATTATTCTCTATAGTAATGATAGTAGAGTTAATTATGTACGATCCTCTGGTATAGATAAGAATATTAGAAAAAAGATTGAAGAAATTGCAAGAATTAAACAACAAAGACAAATCAATATTATTGACTTATTCTCATATACTAATCTAATCAATAAGATTGGTATTGGTAATGAGACATATATTCCAGTCGGTAAAGGTAATGAAAGAGCTATAGAGACAGAAATCTTACAAGGTCAAGATATTCAGTTAAATAATGACTTTATGGAGAATCTTAAGAAGAATGCTATTATGGGTACTGGAGTACCAGATGCTATTCTTAATTATATCAATGAAGCAGATTTTGCTAAACAAGTCGAATTAGCTAATACTAGATACTTAGGAAGAGTAGTATCATATCAGATTGATTTCAATAAGAGTATTACAGACTTATATAAGAGAATGATGAGATGGTGTACTTCTATTGATGAAGCTGATATTGATTCATTTGAATTTACATTTTCTCCACCTAAGAATGGTACTAATCAAGTTAAAGCAGATATGCTTGGTAATTTTGAGACATATAGTCAATGGGCTCTTGGATTATATATTAGTCAAGATGAACAAAACAATCCTGATAATCTTCCAGTAATTATGAAATTTAAAAAGAGCTTAGCTGGTGACTTCTTACCTATGATAAATATTGATAAATTAGATGAGATGTTTAAAGATGCACAAGTTGAAGGAACTGAGCAAGCTGTTAAACCTAAGGGTAAAGAAGATGATTCTGGAGACATGGATATGGGATTTTAGTAAATTAGATATATCTAGCATAGTAGTTTATGCTAGATATATTTTTTATTATAATATGTAAAAACGTTGTATACGTATTGTATAAATAACGATTAAGGAGGGAATTATTTATGTTAGGAATCGACAATCATAGGGTAGGTTATTTATTACTCGATGAATACCAGGTATCTACTGTAAATCATGTAATCAATATGATTGATAATATTATACGAAAGGATAATCAAGATTGTAAATATATTATCAAAACTATAGAAATCGGAGATCTTGGTAGTTCAGTACAAATAATGGTAGAGCTACTTGATACCAATATCAAATTACAGTATGAGCTTACGAAGTCTGATAATGAGTATGTTATTGAACATATTAATCTACCATACTATTTTGCAGATTGTGGATCTCTCGATAGTGTATTTAGAGATGCTATATTATTTGTAACACAATATAGTGGTGGTGATGAGAAATCTTGTAAGGTATTAGAGTTCTCATATGCTAGTGGAGATTTTTTAATTAGTATACTAGATTCCACTAATAGTAATAGTCGATTATTTAAGTTTAAAATAGAGTATGGTTCAGATGATAACATCATATGGGTTAATTACTACGGTGAAATTGTAAATAAATTATAAAATCAATAATCTCTGTATATTCTTATACAGAGATTATTATTTATTATTATATTATTTAAATGTGACAAATACTTGTTACATAAAATTATAAGCTGACCTAACAGGCGTAACGGGGAGAAGGAGGTTCACATTATGAGTGGACAGATTAGTTTTGAGATTCAGAAGGTAGCATACAACACAGCATTCATTTGGCTCAAGAAGAAATATTATAGAGAAAATGATGGTGTGTATATTCACAGAAGTTTTACAAATGGAAATTTCATTATGGTAGCTTCAGACATCAGATTCGGAAATAGAACTCCAAAAGATCTTCAGTACGAATTTAGTGTTGATGAGATGACTAAATCACTAACGGTAGTTTCTAAGGTACTAGTATATAGTTCCAATGGACAATCTGTTAAATCTTACAATGATACACATGATGTTGGTGTAAGAATCCCATTTATTTATGATGGCGATGACGGTAATGATAATCCTAATATGCTATCAACAAGAGCTATGAAAGAGATTGAGAATCATATTAGAACTTATATCAATAACGAGCTCAAGGACTATGATCCTAGTATTAGAATATTGACATCAAATTCCGATACTAATAGTGCTACATACTTTGTACGGGCTACATATTCTGATAATAGTTCAGACGGTATCACATTACCTATTCAATATGAATTTGGATATTATGTAAACAAAGACACTACAACATGTACAAGAATAACAGAATTTGTTGTTGATAATATGTACATTCACACAGTAAGAGAATAATCATATAATAAAAGGAGGATATTTATATGAATCACAGAATTAACAAGAATGACAAGACAACTATAACGTTTATAATTGGTGACAAATTGAGGGTAATCAATAACGTACAGCAAGCTATCGAGACTTTGGTTAGAAGGAATGATCCAGATATTAAGTATAATATCAAGAATATGGAAATTGATTTTAATGATGAGTCCGCTAGAGTTGCTATCGAGACTCCAGATAATGAGATGACATTATTCTATAACATTACAAAAGCTTTCCACAACATCAAACAAACTTATGTATTTGATAGTTATATTCTTGAGAATATTGAGATTGGATGTGATTACTTCACTAATGTCAGTACACTAGATGATATCTTTAGTGATGCTGTAAGATTTGTTAGAGATTATGTTAATAACTCAGATTCCACAGATGATGAATGTGAGATATTGAGATTCTCATTCGATACTGGTGAGTTCCTAGTTGGTATATTGGATTTCACTAAGGAGAATGAGAAGACTACAAAAAGAATATTCAGTTTTGAGATTGAATATGATGACAGTGATGAGATTGAGGGATTGAAATACTACGGTGAAGTGACACTAGATATGATCCAGTGTAACATTACAGATTTTTAGTAAGACAATGAATACGGAGGTATATTAGTTATGAAAAAGAATACGGTTAGCAACAATATGGTGACAGAATTATTGGATATTGATTTAGAAAGGATTGATAATATTAAGAACTCTATTGATAGTATCATTAGAAAGAATGAACCTGATTGTGAATATAAAATCAGATGTATTAAATTATCTGATGATGCCAATTATGCTACTGCTGTTGTTGAGACTCCGTCTAACGAGATGATATTAGATTATAATTTTAGATTAGATTGCTCTGGATTGTCGTTCAATCAGACTAAGTATCATCTTACAGATATTTGTGTTGCGTATTATTTCACAGAAATAGATACTTTAGATAGTGTATTTTCAGAAGCTATAGATTTTGTCAAACATTATGTCAATAATCCTGATACAAATGATCAAGAATGTAAGATAGTCGAATTCTCATTTGACACTGGAGAATTCTTAGTTAGTATATTAGATAGACATAAATCTCCAGTAGTTAGAGTATTCAGTTTTGAGATTGAATTCGATTCAGATAACGATATACAAAGTCTTAAATACTACGGTGAAGTAACATCAGACATAATTAATAAGTAAATCTCAGAATAATAAATCCCATATAAATTTATATGGGATTTATTTTTTACTATTATATTATTTATGTGTGACAAATAATTGTTACATAAAATTATAAGCTGTCCTATCAGGCGTATCGGGGAGAAAAGGAGAACTACTATGAGTAGATCTATTATTGAGCAACAGAACATTATCAACGGAATCATTAGATTCCTCAGAAACAAAGAAGGTTATGGTGTTGCGAATTACAATATCAAAACATCAGATTGGGATTCTGGATTAATCATCATTGATAGGTATTATGATATCGGAAAAGACAAAGAAACTATTTCAAGAAGATATACATTCAATATCGTTGATGATAAGACATTCTACAAGAAGTGTGAAATGTTCGCATTAAATGATGGAAATGAAGGATTTGTCGAGTTTAAAGAATTCGACACATTAGTTCCTCAAGATACCTATGTTCCATATGAGGTTATTGATAACATTAATACCGCTATTGGTTTGGTTAAAGCTGAGTTAGATGCTTGTGGAGTGATTGATGACACTACGATTGATTTATTAGATAAAACCAATAAGCATATAAAAATCACAACAAGGAGTACAACAAGGGGTAAAAATGGGTTTGTTATGAATTTCAATGTGAATGAAAGTATATATGATATCCTTTATGCAACACCTGAGGAATTATCTAAGGATATACTAAAAGTTGATTCTATCGAACCAGCATTAGATGATCAGAAATTCAAACCTTGTAAGCACATTACTCAAAAGGCAATAGATTCTGTTAGAAAATTCTGTGCAACTATGATTAATTGTGATTACGATTACAAGCATACAACACAAATTGTTGGATTAGTTTCATATGACGATTTCTTTAACGTAATATGTTGTGATGGCGAGAATGAATTGCTCGTGATATTCACAGTGATGTTCACAAAGTGTAATGGTAAGTACACAGGATTCAAAGTGTTTGGTATTAGAACTGAAGAAGATTAATTAATTTATAGCTGTCCTATCGGCGTAACGGGGAGAATAGGAGACAATTATGAGATCTATTATTGAGCAACAGAACATTATCAACAGTATCATCAGATTCATCAAACATTACGAAGGTTATGGTGCTACCAATCTTACAATCAACACATTAGATTTGGATTCTGGATTAATCATCATTGATAAGTATTATGATATCAAGGATGACGAAGGTATCTCAAGAAGATACACATTTAATGTTGTTGACGATAAAGTGATTCACAAGAAGAGTGAAACCATCTCATTATTGGATGGAAAAGAATCTATTGTGAAATCCGAAGACTTCGACATAGTAATTGCTCAGGATACCTATGTTCCATATGAAGTGATTGAGAATCTTAACAATGGAATTGATTTAGTTAGATCTCAATTAAATGATTGTGAACGACTTGAGAGGACTACGATTGATTTAATGGATCCAAATAACAAGTATATCAGAATTACAACAAGAGATGAAGATGGGTTTGTAATGAACTTCAATGTGAATGAATATAAGATACCAATTATTCCAAAATTGCCTTCAGCATTAGTTGATAAGATAAGGCTTACTTCTATTGAACCAGCGATGAATGAACAGAAGTTCACACCTTGTGATAACATCACACAGGAAGCGTTAGATTCTGTTAGAAAATTCTGTGCAGCAATGATTAATACAGATTATACATATACAACACATATTGCTGGATTAACATTATTTGATGATTACTTCGAGGTATCATGTTGGGATTGTAATAGCGGACTAACTGTTATCTTTACAGTAATCTTCACAACCTGTGGTGATAAATACACAGGATTCAAAGTTGTTGGTATTGAAGCTGAGGATTAAAATAATTATAGCTGTCCTATCGGCTTGACGGGGAGAATAGGAGATATATCATGTCAGGATTTAGAGAGTATTTGGATAAGTATTTGGAAGCTATGGAACCAGGAACTGTTTATGACGTATCAGATGAAAAAGAGGTTGATGAGAATAGTCATGTGTTTACAGTATTAAATACTCGTAATAGTATCACTGTGGATATCACAATTAAATATACTGGCGATAAGTATTTAGTAGTACACTTCATCCCAGAAGGATTCTTAGATATGGAAGATGATTATACTCTTGAGAATGTATTTAATCTTACAACAACATTCGTTGAAGAGTATATAGCTTCAAATGATGGCATACATTATGAAGTTACTATAAATGATTATAATTATATGTCAGGAGATTTCCATGTTGAGATATTTGATTCGAGATTAGAAAGATGTAGATTCTTTACATTCAAGATCAACTATGACTCTGATAATATTCCAGATAGTATTGATTGCATTTGTGAAGAAGCCACTGGAAATACCTATATACAATAATGGAGGGTAAACGAGATGACATTTAGAGAAGAATTAGATCAGTATTTAAAAATTGCAGAGAGAGAAACTGAGTTTGATGTCACAGATGAAAGAGTAGTCGATGAGAACAATCGTGTGTTTACAGTATTAAATACACGTAATAATATCACGATGGATATTACAATCACCTATTATCATGATACATATTATAATTCACATGACGTTACAGATATTAATCCAAAAGGTTATTTAGATTTGGGTGATGATAATAGTCTTGATAATGTGTTTAGAGAATGTATATCATTTGTAGAAGATTATGTCGGAACTGATCGTAGTGTTGGATGTCCTATAATTGTTGATTATGATTATGTCAATGGTACATTCCTAATAGATATGTATGATAAGGTGATGGAAGATACTAGACGACTCAAGTTCAAGATAATCTATGATCCAGATAATTCTAATATCACAGATGTTAAATTAGTTTGTGAAATCATAGAGTAACTTGTTAGCATATATTGGTAGTGTAGATATTAAACTTCTATACTACCAATATTTAAAATATTAACTATAAAGGAGGTTCGTTATGAACAACATCAATACTGAAGAAATTTATAAAAGTATCTTTGGGAATGTGAAGGTATCTAATGAAGATATTATGGAATTTTCTAACACCATTCAATTATTGACAATATGGATTATTGATAATCCAGAAGCTATCATTGATTATAATAGTATTGAATTAATCAATAATAATACTATCT